AAGATCTTGAATATATTGTAACCTTTCTTGCATGGTATTAAATTTAATTATTTCTAGCGTTTTTAATCATGTAATCGTCTATAGCTTCTTTGTTTTTATTATAATATGCTGTAAATTCAGGCGATAAGCTGCTGCTGTTATTAATAACAAAATTATATAAAGCAATTCTACCTCCTTTTTTATCTATAAAATTAATCCATTTTTCCATTTTTGGTTGGTTTAGTCTATTTAAACCTTCATTGCTTGTATACTCTGCTAACATTTGCTGATCATATCCTTGAGAATAAGCTTTTCTAGAATATGTTCCTGTGCCGCCTGCTTCAGTTGAAATGGCATCAGTATATCTTCTCATGCTTTCTGGATCATATATATTAAAACTCAATGTGCTATCTTTTAAAATTTTAGCTTGTTTTTTACCCGTTGGCTGACCTTTAGCATCTAACACATCTTCCATTATTTGTTTTCCATCAAATTTTAATCTAACAGTACCATCAGGATTAATTTCTACACCAGAAGCATTTTCTTTGCTACCTCTAAATGTAAATTCAGAATTTAAAAATGAATTCCCAAAATCTTTAATTTCTGCTTGTTGATTTGCGTCTAAAGACTGTATAACTGCATCGCTTAAAAAGCCTCCATCGTTTGATGAAGTAAATATAGGTTTATCATTTTGTAACTCTTTAGGCGGTATACCTCCTTTTGTTGCCATCATAAATGGCTGTACTGCATTTTTAAATGCTGTCGAATCTATAACAGTGTTAACAATACCAGCTGTTTCTGTTCTAACTTTTTGTACTAAATAAGCATCATCTCCAGAAGTATCAGTCCCGCTTCCGCCTTTTGGCTCTTCTTCTTTTTTTCTAAACCCTTTGTCAATTAATCCTCTGTCACGTAAATCTTGCATATAAGCTTCCTCAACAATTTCTGTTTTACCTCTTTCAATATTTTCTTTTAAAAGCTTAGCTTCATCTTCTGTTATATTGTATCTTCTAGAGTATGTCATAGCACTTACATCCATAGGCTCATCAGCTATTCTAGCTAGTTCATCTTGACTAATTTTTTCAGATGTAACGTATTTGCCTAATATGCTTAATTTGTTTTCTTCGCTTATATCGGCATGGTTATTATATTCATCATTTATAAATGATTTAGTTGCTTGACTTAATTTACCGTCATCAGCTATACCTAGCCTTCTTCTAACTATTTGTTTTGCTTCGTTTTCAGCAATTGCTCTTTTACTATAGTTGTAAACTTCAGCTCGAGTTATTAAATTGCTTATTGCAGCATTTGTTTCATTAAAAATACCATCCTGCATTTCATTATGTTTCGCATCAATAATATCCCGTTGCTCTTTTCCTGAAGCACTAAATATAGCTTGGATTTCTGCTGTAGTAAATTTTTGTTTTTTGCCTTCTATCTCAACTTCAAGACTGCCATCAAATTTTCCATTAGAATAGCTAAAATTAGGATTTACTGAAGCATTTTTTATTGCATCATATATAGCTTTTTTCTTTTTAAATTGTGGATGACCTCTATCTTCGTTTTCCATTATATCAACTTCAGGATCATAGGTATAATTAAATGCCGTATTAATACCTGTTACAGCATCTGTAAAACTTTGTTGCGCATCCATTAAGTCTAAATCGCCTAATCTTCTTTCTTGCGCTTTTGCAAACAACCCACCTAATCCTTTTTTAGTTGGCATATCTACTTTCAATGCTTCATCATAAAACTGTCTTAAAGCCCCTTGGACTTGATCTTTAGTTATTTGGCTATTAGCAACCGCAGCATCTAATTCTTGCTTTAATTCATCACCTTTTTCATATATACCCTTTTCATATTCTTTTCTTTCAGCAATCATTTTTTCGCCTTGCTGCAAGCCTTCTTCTAAACCTTTAGTAAATGTAGATATAAAAGCTTGTGTTCCTGCCATGTAGTTCGGCGCATTAAAGAATCTTGGATTTTCGTATGCTCCCATAATTTATTATATTTTAAAAGGCCCGCTGTATTTTTGACCAAAAGCCCCCGGGCTTGAATATAGCCCTTGAACAGGTACCGGATTATAAATAGCATTTCCTCTATTGTTATATTGTGCAAATGCATTATTTACTGCATTATAAACACTTGTATCATTTTGAGGGCTATAAACGGGGGAAGAATTTGTTGTATTATTTGCTATTAGATTTGTACCTCCTGTGTTAGCGTTACTGCCTAGATATTGATTGTATTTAGCAATTCCACCCATAGCACCTAATATATTGCCAACAGAGCCTAACGCTTGCCCTGACATTGCGCTTGCTTGCCCTCTTAACTGCATTGCTTGTGCAGCAGCATTTTGTTGTTGTGCTGCTAACCTATTTAATTGTGACATTTCTCTTCTTTCTTGTGCACCAAATACAAATGCTTTACCTTGTGCCTCTGCTTGTTGTACTCTTGCAGCTTCTCTCATTTGTAATTGTTGCATTTGTTGTTCACCTTGTGCTCTTAACCTTGCGTTTTGCGCTTCTTGTTTTTGTATATCTGCAGCAATATTTGCTTTACTCCTTGATGCCGCTTGTGCTAATGCTGTAGCACCTCCAGCTCCAGCACCTGTTGCTCTTAATGTATCTAGTGTAGTTGCTAGCGATATGTCTTGTTCTTGTGCTCTCATTTCAGCCGCAGCAGTTGCAACTTGTAAATTTTCAAATGGATTTGAAACCATTGAACTTAAATCTCTAACATTAGCATAAGGATTTATTACTGCCTGCCTATTTGCTTCAAGCGATTCTATCCTTCTGTTTAATGCAGCAGCTTGCCTTGCTTGTGCTCTTGCAGCACGTCTAGCTTTACCAGCACCTATAAGGCCACCAATCAAACTAATACCGGCACCTATTAAAGAACCGCCTCCGCCACCGAGAAATTTCATAAAACCACCTTGACTCATAATTTTTTATTTTGATGATTGTGCAACTTCGCTCGAAACTGCAAATAATTCTTGTTTACTGTTTTCTGTTGTATTTAATGTAACATCCATATACATACCTTTAATTCCTGAAATATATTCATGCCCAAACAAAATTTCATTTTCTCCGGGAGCTTCTGAATTGTTTTGTAATATAGAAAAATATTTACTTTCTTTTTTACTAAACATAGACGGCAAAATACTTATTAAATCATTATTATTATCATAACCGTAATCATATTGATATTTTGATATATTTGCTGCTGTATCAGATGAATTATTGTTATCAGCATCTGTTTTTATATTATTAGCATACCACCCGCTTGTTCCTTCATAACCTAATGTTTTGAAGTTTTTAACTGTTGATGCATCTGTATTAACAATTAAAGAAATTGTTGAAGCATTTGAAGATAAACCATAAAATGTATTATAACTACCAGATGTACTATGATGCTCATATATATTACTTTGATAAAAAGTATAAAATGTATTATTTAAAGTAAACCCAGCTTCTGGATAATATGTATAAAAACTTGTCCAGCCTCTAGAGTTTTCATCATAAGCAATTGTTTTTGCCGAATCTTTTAAATGTAATATATATTGGTCTTTTACATTATCATATAACCCAATTAGCTTTGTATTGTTTTTAAGATTATCTTTAAAATAATCATGCATACCATAATTTGATATTTCAGTTAATCCATCTCTTGTTAGTCTTAATACAACACCACGTTTTTTATCTGTAAAATATTTTCTATTTCCTTTAATAGCAAAGCTTTCTGGATTTAAACTTATTCCATATTTACCTAAATATGTTCTAACTTGCCCAATAACAATATTTGATGCTGTTGATAACGGCTGTCCTTCAGCTGTAAATATAAAGTCTTTATTTATACCAGCAGCGTTTACCTTGTCTTCCTGTAATATAAACAATTCCCGATCCTCAGCATGTAGCTTTTGTATTGAGCCATCTGTAATATCTACAGCTTTTGTAATATTTGCGCCGATGGGAAATTGATTCAATTCATTAACACCGGTTTTTGAATTATAAATACCAGAATATATCATGGCATTTTTTCTATTTATTACAGTATAATCGTCATTTACAGCATATGCACGAACACCTTGGTCCATTTGGGTATTGTTAAATCCACCTTTTATTCTATTTTCTTCTATATGGTATTTATTACTAGCATTGCTAGAATAGTCAAAAGACTTTACAAATATAGAGTTAAAATAACCGATTTCTTTAATAGCTGCCATATTATTTAATTATTACATATTTTATTAATTCCCTAAGGACCCGTATAACCAGCGCATAAGTTATCTTGATCAACACCTGCTACCTTACCACCCAGTACGGCAACATGCAACCCAGAACCATCACTACCGCCTACTAGTTGTACTATAATAGCTCCACTAAGAAATGGTGTCGTTAATGCGGCATCTGTATATACCTCATCATTATATTGCGGTGTTAACGATGTTGACGTATTCGACGTTGGTCTTTTAAAATAAAAATCTTGGCTTGGTGAATTCGAATTTATAACACCACAAATATCAGTAAAAGCACCATATAAATAATTACCAAAAAACCATCCCCCAATTGTAATATCGCAACTTGCAGATGCGGAAGTTAATCCACCATCGTCAGTAACTGTCATAGTGATTCTATATACTTTTCCAACTTCACTTGATGGAAAATTATGATTATTTGCTGAAACAGCCCCTGTGCTTCCATTTACTGTAAATTTAGAAACTTGTGTTCCGCTACTATCCTCATCATTGCCACCTGGGTCATATGTAACACCTGTTATTGCGTAAGCACTTGTGCCTGTAAATATATTATTTTGGTCAGGATCCGCGCTACCATTGCTTGTTGTACTTGACGGAGTAAATATTGTACCCGTGGATCTAAAATGTATATGATTTGCTGTTGCTGGTAAAACTAAAGTAGGTGTTGAATTATTTAATGTAATTGAGAAATCTTGATACCTAGCAGGATTATTTTGGTCATCTAATACTTTTATTCTTACGGTATATGTATGTCCAGACGCACCATAATAAAACTCAGGATTAGTTATTCTCAATTGATATATATTATTTCCAGCGTCATGAATTCCAAAATGTGTTTCTGAGGCTTCCTGCAACGGTGGTGTTGCTCCGTCTTCTAGTACACTAACAATTGAATACGTTAATCCACTGGGGATAGCTGTACCGTTTTGATCTAATGTTTGTAAATTAGTACCCACTTGATTAGGAGCTGTTAATCCTTCGTCAAAACTTGCAGATGTAGTACTGTCATTAAATTGTATGGTTGTTGGTATTTGTCCGGTTGGTGAACCACCACCTCCAAAACCATTATTAATTTCATTTTCTAAGTCAGAAATTAAACCACAAGTTAAAGTTTCATAATATATATCTAATGCACTTTCAAATGGTTTAGTTTCCCATACTGAAAACCCTAATGTGCCTTGAAAAATTAAAGGCTGTTGAGATGATTGTGTAACATTAATTGTTCTACCATATCCATCCGGTAATTCAGCTAATAAAGGATTTTTTCTCCAATTATGAAATTGTAAATATGTATTACCTGTTTTTTGCTCTATACCTGTGTATGCAGGATTAATTAGTTCCAACCCATGGTCGAGTGCTTTACCAATGCTTGTTATATCAATTAATGGACCGTCATCCATTATATATGTTAAATGACTATTTACTTTAGGATACAAGCTTACATTGGTTGGAAATACAGAATTATCATCAACAGATTCTTCTGTTGTATCTCTAGGCACTTTATTTATATTATCGCCATGCAACACCAACCAAGTTCTCTTATCTTGATTACTATAGTATAATCCTAAATAACTTGCTAATGTATCAGCATTTGGTATATTAGCTTTTGCTTCTGGAGCGTATACATTATAATAATCTTGCTCTGTTTGTTTTACAACAATTTTATATGAATACCAACCAGTAGGATTAGCTGTTGGGTTATTTGGATCATATAATACTGAAGCGGCGTTTGCATCACTATCTGGGATTGGTTGATTAAATTTTATTTTTAAAATTTCCCCATTCCAACTATTTGAAACTTCGTTTGTATTTTTTGCATTTACTTTAACCAAAGAATTGTCTACGTTATCAGATAAAAACACCGGAGATTGTCTACCGTATCTATCTGCGAGCACAATTCCAACCTGATATGTTCTTCTTGTTTTTATAGTATGGTAAGGGTATTGTATATGATATTTTTCTCCTGGTTCCATACTCCCTCTGTCTTCTAAAAAAACTTCATAATCAAATGAATACGAGCTATAAGGTTTATTATTAGGATTTTCTTGATAATTACCATAAACAATTCTGTTACCTATTATTTCTTGTGCTTTAGCTTTAGCAGGTACATTATCATATACTCTAGTAACTTGTGCTTCTGGTAAAGTTTTATAAGGTAAATTACCTTTATACGTATAATTATATATTTTGTCAGATCCAACACTTGCGTCTGTAACACTAAGCTGAGCTATAGCTTTTAAAGAAGGCTTATCTGATTCTTTATATAATATTTCTATTTTGTCAATTTCAAAATCAGTTGTAGGATTTGCTGAAGGCAATTCAATTTGCAATCTAACATGTGCAACATCATTAAGAAAACTTTCTAATTCTGTTGTTTTTGCAGCAAGCTCTTCTTGACTGCCTGTTATACCCCCGGCATTATAACTTGTTCCAGCTGAATCTGTATAATTAGCATTATATGTTTTAGGTATAAAACAATGTTGTGTAAATGGCGATATTAATGAATACTCTCCGTCTAAATATTTAAACCTATATGCGAACCTTACAAATTTTTCTTCTAATCGTTCATTTTGGTTTAAAAATGTTAATTCTACAGGGTTTACTCCATCATATACAATAGTAATATTTTGGTCAACCGTAACTGTTAATCCATCTGAACTTACACTTTCTACAACACCAATTGCTGTTCCGCTCTCGTATATAGTTTGACCTTGGTGAATATCATTATTATAACCGGTTAATATTATATCTGTATCTGCCGTAACTGAAGTTGTGGTTTCGGCTGTTGTTTTGGCTTTTTGCATACCAGTATAGTATGTAGAGCCTTGTTGTGTTAAAACTTGAGGAGGAGTAAATGGATAATATTTTGCTACAGATATTTTATCTTCATTATTGTAATAACTCGTATTACCAAGAGCTGTTAATATGTTTATTCTTCTTGGTTGATTTAAATTATCTGTCCAAAATAATAAATTATCAATTAAATTAATCCCCGTTATTAAATAATCTGTGTTAAATTTTAAAAAGTTACTTGTATTGTCTATTAAAGATATAGGGGCTGTTGTTGAACCTGCTTCATAATAATAAATATTATCAGCATAACTACCAGTGCCTTTTACAAAATAAAATATTCTGTATTTATTATTATTTGTTCTTTCGCTATCAGCATAATATCCTATAACAGTTCCTTTATTAATGTTTGATGAGTATGGCAATGTGTTGCCTAAAATATTTTGAACAGTGCCGACATCAGATCCTTCAGATTTAGTTATATAAATATTTTGAGCATCTACATATTCTCCGTTTTTTAATAAACGAGCATCTAAGTCTTTATTCATTTTACCTTCTAAAAAGGTATTTTTAAGTTCTGGCATGTATTACTTAATTTGTTTTGATTTACCTCTCATTACCTGAGTAAGTTCACCTAATTTTAAACTTGATAATCTAAGCTTTGCATTACGTATCGCAGCTCTTCTTTCTTTTCTAAATCTGTTTATTATGTATTCGGGCATATTAGCTTTGGTACTTGCTATAGCATGAGTTATATATTTATACATTGCGTCTTCTGCAAATTTATGTACTTGCATTTCGTCATCTGTTCCTAATCCGTCTGATATATATTTTAATGTAATTATTTTATCTGCTACATCACTAGAAAAACTAATTTTACCATTTAATTCGTCAATTATAAATACTCCATTATTTTGAGCAACTTCAGGGTCTAACCCATATCTCCCGCCTTGTATATGTATTCTATCTAATTCATCATTTTGAGTATAATTAGCATCTGACCCTATATCATTACCAGTTAATTTTATCATTTCAAATTCTTTGAATCTTTCACTTGTAATAGGGGTACCTGTTAATAAACTACCATCTGAATCAAATAAATACTTATAATCGTCATCTTGCAATATTGATTGTGAAGGTTTTGATGTAAATCTAGCTGGATATATTATATTTTCAATACCAGAATCATCAACGTAAGAAATTCTAACATAATGAACGTAATCTTGAGGGAGTGGCATTGATAAACTTGTTCCTAACTGTATTTCTTGTATTTTTTCAACTCTTGAAACGTCATAGCTAAATTCTTGTATTCCTCTTTTAGCATGAAATAAAACATCTGTTTTCCTTACATTGTTTATTAATTTGCCATCTCCAACATATGAAACTAAATAGTTATTTATTAAATCAGCTAAAGATATATATCTATAGCCTCCAAATCTTTCTGCTTTAGCAAATTCTTTTACCTCAACTATTAATCCATTATTTGGATAATAATTACTACCAACTAATGTTATAACATTATTATTATTTGCATTGCCGGTAATTGTTAAAACACCACCAGTATAACTATAATTACCTGTACTTATTTCTTTTCCATCTATAAAAACTTGAATATCAGCTTTTGCAGGGGGTAATGTAGGAAAATAAGTTGTTAATAATGTAAATACATCTGTTGAACCATTAGCAGTAAATTGTTGTGACTGACTATAATAAGCCTGTTGTGTTACGTTTATTAGTCCCATTTATTATGAATTTTCTAGTTGTATTACTTTTTGCTCTTCAGCATTTGCTACTTGTATTACAGTAGGATCTTTTATTATTACGCCCGCATGTGCTAATATTTTTATAATTAAATCAACTTGGTCTGATTTATGTATTTCAAAATCATACGATGTGCTTGCTTGATAATTATAAGCATTTGTATCAGTAATCCTTGTAAAGCTCCATTTTGGTTCTTGTGGAATTTTTACATAATCTATCGTAGCAGATGTTAAAGTAGTTGGTAAAAATTTAATATTTGTTGTTATTGAAGAGCTTGACGCTGTTTCTTGATTTGTAGTATTTGCAGATGCTGATTCAATATAATATACAGGATAAGATAATGATGGCGCTGTCAATTTTGAAGCATTTATATATGTTAATTCAGATTTTTTAACTTCTTCTAAATTAATTGTTCTATTATTTGAACTAATATTTATAACCCTATATAAATCCGCTGGTAGTGTAGATGCTCCAGCTGTTATAGTTAATGATGCTTCTTTTGATAAAATATCAATTTTTTCTTTAATATTTTTTGGCAGATTAGCATATTCGTCATTAGTTACATAACTTTTTTTTCTATTCATTGCTTTATTATAATCATAAAAAGCTCTTTCAAGTAAGTCTAATTGTACTTGCGCTCCTATTCTATTAAATTGATCAGGAGTCAAATATCCTCTGCCTTCTTTATTTAATATTGAAAGCACGGTTCTATATACTGAATTTACTGATATTGCCATATTTTTTTTATATAATGATTAAGCCGCCGTAGCGGCTCAACCACTACTAACTTATTTTAGTCTTTTTTCAATTGTTTGGTAAACTTCAACACCTTCATCTGTTTTAAACCATGCAGCTAAAGCCGAATATGGATTTTCATCAAATGGAACTGTTACAAGTTTTCTACCTGTTGATGCCCAAATAAATGTTCTTTGATCATTAGATAACTGTATTAAATTTTGTTCAACAGCTTTTATACCTAAATTTCTAATATTTATATTTTCATCATTCGCAAGTTCTAAGAACAAACTAGGGTTATTCTTAGCAAATAATAATAAATCTCTTTTAAGCTCCTTAGAAGTCATTTTAGATACCTCATTTCCTATTTCTGACCTTAATATTGCTTCCGCGTGATCTATATCTAATTTTTGCGCCGTACTCATTGCTTCTAATTCAAATTCTAAAACATCCAAATCATCTTCAGCTATTTGTTCAGCATTATATTCTTTAAATTTTACACCATTATCTGGGTGAAATTCTAAAAATTTTTGTAATACTTGCTTTTCTTTTGGAACATATAATTGTCCATTTTTAAATGCAATATGTTGCAATCTTTGTGGACCTTTCATTTCATCTTCAAATATTGTTTTTTGATTTTCACAATATTTAATTTCTCTTTCGTAACCTAATTCTTTATCAAACCACATAATATTTTTGCTTTTTAGCATATAAATAAGTGGTGTTTCAGAAATAATTAGTTCGTATAATTTATCCTTTATAAGTGGTTTTACCACTTTTTTTGATGGAGTAACCGTTGCCGGTTCTTGAGTAGCCACCGCTACTTTTTGTTTTTTTGCCATAATATAATAAAATAAAAATGTTAATAAAAGGCCGGGCGCCGAAACGCCCAAACCTTTAATAAATATTAGTCATCAAATCTAACAAAGTTGTTAGCAGCTTGAACTACTAAACATCTTTCTGATAGATAATGTACTTCCATTTTGTCAAGATCAGAGCTTGTTGCACCTCCAACTGAACCAGTGATCCAAGTTTTTAGTTTTCTATCATCAGCTTCTGAAGCTCTATATCTAACGTGTAAGAAAGGTCTTCTTACATTCTTACCAAGGCTTTGGTCGTATACAGATGAAGTACCAGCTGGCACTAATACACCTTTTAAACCACCAATGTTTCCTCTTGTAGATTTATCGTTAAGATATTTCCAGTCAGTTTTGTAGAATTCATAACCACCTCTTCTGAAACCATTAAATCCAAGATTTAACGCCATGTCTTCTGAGTTGTTGAATGCTCCAAAGTTTAATCCGCCTGAAATATGAGGGTTTACAGCAGCAAGTAAATCATCAACCTGCAAGTTTGCAGCTCTGTTAATGAATAACATGTTTTCTGAAATTGCTCCTTGAGAATCTAATTGAGTAATTAAATTATCAAAATCCGTAAGATCTGGAGTTCCATCAAACATATCATTACTTACTAAACCTCTTGAACCAATAGCAGATAATAGACCTTCCGAACCAGCAACACCAACTGTTGATGTACCAGCTGCTTTTTCAGCTTCTACTACTACCATTTCTAAATAGTCTTCAAATCTTTTAGTTGTATCACCTTGAGATTTTAAATACCATAAATATCCGTTTTGTCCATTTTCTCCTGAAACTTCAACCCAACCAATTTGAGCAGTATCAGAACCATTGATTTCAAAATGATCTTTGATAATCATTGGCTGGTTAGAAAGAGATAAAAACTTAGGCTCAATAGACTCTTCCATTTTGCCAGTTCCTTTACCAAATTCAGAACCATAAACAAAGAATTTTATTGCTTGGTCATCAGCATTTGTAATACCTGATATTGCGTCAATTGTAGCTGCACCATAAGGCTTAATTTTTAACTGAGAAGTTGATTGCTCAATACCTTCAGTTACAAGTGCCTTAAATACAACATTATTAACAACCGCAACAATAGTCGCACCTTTTCTTACAGCGTGAGCAACAGAACTTCCAGAATCAATATCCGTAATTGCGTCAACTAAGTGTTCATCACTTACCGCTGTTCCATTAACTTCCCCATTGTAAGCTAAGTGTAATCTTCCTTGTTCAGACCAAATAACTTGGTCAGATGCCATTGGCATTTCCGCCCCTAGCATTTTTATGAATCCAGAAATTGATCTGTCTCCATATTTTTCTACTTCTGACTCATATAATTCTGGTAGATACTGTTTTGCCCAACCAGAAGTTCTTATATCAAGATATGAATTTAAAGTAGTCATTTTTTGGGCATTAGGCTGTACTATACCGCCTGTCCCTACTGTAAATGTAGCCATTTTAAATTATTTTTTTTTGTTAGTAATTTTTTAATTTAACTTTTAGCCCCGAATTGTTATCTCCTGAAATAGCTTTTACTTTTATTCCTCCAGCTTCAACATAACCATCTGCAGTTTTTCTAGGATCCATATTAATGTTCTTAGCTTCTGCAGTCATTTGTTTTATGGCATCTGCTTTGCCTTGCTCATAAAAGTGGTTTGCTATTGCATCAGAATTTGAAGCAGCAAATAAAGCTTTGTGAAAATCAGCAGCGTTACTAAGAAGTGAATTCTCATTAACATATTTATCAAAAACATTTGATAAATTCTGTGATTTTACTTGGCTTACATCTTTAACATTAAACCTGTATTTTTTGTCTCCAACGTTAAAATTAAAACCTTTAAAATTATCATTAAAAACTTTACTAGTTTCTTGCTCAAAATGTTGCGTTTGTTTCGCTAACAATTCTTCAGCTGATTTTTGCTCATTATTATAACGATTGAAAAAATCTATTGCTTTTTGCTGCTCAGGAGCTAACTTGGAACCCAACTTGACTTCCTTGTAATATTGATCCTTGAGCCCTGTCAAAAAGTTTTTAGCATTTGCAACCGCTTCTTTATGAGCTAATTTTTTTCTTTTTATGTCTCTTTCCTCATCTATTTCTTCGTCATATGAAAAATTATCTTCCATAAGGAATTGTATTTCATCATAACTTAAATGAGGTTTTGTTTGTTTATAATATTCTGTTAACAATGTACTATCGTCAACATTTGAATAATCCGCGTTTAGTCTTGTATAATCCTCTAAAGTTCCTCCCGTTTCGTTCATGAACTTTACAAGTTCCATTATATTTTCGGGATATTCAATTTGTTCTTTTTGTTCAACTTGGGCAACTTCTTCAACTGTTTTAGTTGTTTCATTGCTTTCATTTTGACTTGTTTGATTTTCAGTTTCTTCATCTGTTACTTCTTCTAATACTGGTGTTTCTTCTACTTTTTCTTCTTGCTGTACTTCTTGCAATTCCATTTCGGTTTCTTGCCCAGCTTCTTCATTCTCGCTGCTTCCGCGTAACACGCCATCTTCTGTTTTTTGTTCTTGAACGGCATTTGTTTCTGTTTTAGGTTCGCTTAAATTTACTTTATACACCCCAGTTTCTTCATCAAAATTTGATGCCTTTTTCTGAACTGCTTCTTCTTTTTCTTGAATAGACGGTTCTTCAGTGTCTATTGCTTTTGCTTTAATTTCTGCCATAATAAAATATTATATAATTGTTTTTGTTTTTATCTTGGTTCAAATTGTTCTAAACCAAATCCACCTAGGTTATCAAATCCTGCGGATTCAAAGTTTTTTGGTGGCTTACCAGATTTTCTCTGATCTATAAGTTCACTTTGTTGTGAAGCTTGTATTTTTGTTCTTTCGTCTTTTCTATCTTCTTTGTACTTCTCTTTATCTTTAATTACATTTGACTCAGCTTCTTTAAGCTTTAAATTTAAATCAAATTCAAATTGCATTAATTCTTTCTTAATTGCTGCCTCTCTTTCTAATTTTGCAATATCAAATTGTGACTGTGCTTGCGCAATTTGTATTTTACTTTCGGCTGTTCCTTGTTGTTTTTGTATTTCAGCTTCTGCCGCCGCTTGGGCTGATTGCGCATTAGATTGTGATTGAGCTTGAATATTTTCTTGTTGAATTTGCCTATCTTGCTCAAACTTTTTACGTCTTCTAATTTTTAATAATTGATTAGCAAGTTTTAAATTTCTTACTTCTCTTACATCAATAGCATCTTCTAAATTTATTTGTTGTTGTTGAATTGCCATTTGAATATTGTTTTCAAGCAATTGCTTTTCTTCTTCATCTGGCGCCAATTCTAAGAATACACCAAAATCATGTATATACAATTCTTTTATTTCATTTAAATTACCAACATCAATTTTACCTAAAGATTGCATAAATTGCTGTTTAGTATTTCCATATTCCAATACGTCTGCTATTCTTAATGATACAGCTTCAGCTGTTTTTAATGTCACATATAAACCTCCTTGCAATATATGTCTTGTTGCAGTATTACTATTTGCTGCCGCAAGTTTTTGTATACCAACTAATGCATTTTTATCAGGAGTACTTCCGTCTCTTGCTTCATTTAATCCTGTAACATCCCTCATCATCTGTAAATAATAATTGTAACTATTTATTAAACTAGCTATTTTATTATTACCTCCTGATGATTGTAATTCTTGAATTGGTACTTTACCAGGATTCATATCTCCATCTTGTGTCATAGATCTACCAATAACAGAACCTGTTTGGAAATACATATTTAATGCTTCTTGTGGATTGTAATTTGTACCATTACCTAAATCCACTTCAGCAATGCCGTCCGCATCCAAGTATACTCCATCTGGAACCATTCTTGAAAGTACTTGCTGTAATTTAAGATGCGTTATTTGAATCATATCTGCGAATGATGTCATTCTACCAACTAATGACTCAGGCTTACCTTTATATATTCTTGGTGCTACAATATTATAACTCATCTGAACTTTTGTAATATCAGACTTAGGTCTTGTCATATTAATAGCTTTTTGCCATTTTAATAATTTATCATAACCTACAATTTTTGCACCTTCATATAATACTTCAATTGAACGATTTACTTTTTCAAATCTAGCTCTAGCGTCTTTAGGAGGATTAAATTGGTCATTTTTCTTTAATGCTTTTTGATAACCGCTACCGCCTTCTTTTATTTTATAAACTTGATTTTCAAAAGTTTTATATTCAAAATATAATACATACACATAATTTTTATCCTGACTTTCTGCTGTATATGATTTATTATATAATTTAGAATTGCCAGAACCGAATCCTTCAATATGTTCTATATCTTCTTTTGTTAATTCTGGAAATTGTTTTTTAAGCTCTACAATAGGTACTTTTCTTACTTCACCTACGTAATATAAATCATCAAAATATGGTGATTCCGTATATGAATAAACTAAATCAGCTGGGTCTACATATTCCAATTTAATGCCTTCAGCAGTATTAAAACTATTTTTTAATGCACCAATACCTAATACAGCTATATCGTAATCTAATCTTTTCTTTAATAAATCGTATTTATTTAATTCAAATACATTATTTATTGCTTGTTCTTGTGCAATTTCAATAGATTGCTTATAATTTAGTTGCATATGTAATTGCAACTCTTCGTCTGATTGTGGTAAACTTTCAGGATCATTATTAAAAGTATTTAACCCTGTTTGTGCTTCTACATTTTGTTTAAAAGAAAATAAACGCATATCCTCTACTATACCTCTTACATATTCTGTTCTTTCAGCAGAAGCAATATTATCTACTGAATATGCTTTTAAATCATATGTTCTTTCTTGTATACCATTTACAACTATATCTACAAACTTAGGTATAATAGGAACTGGCTTCCAATCTAAATTTAAATATGATAAATCACCATTAATAGACAATTCATCTTTATACTTTTGTATGCTTTGTTCGCCTCTTGCATATAGTCTTAATCTATGAAAATTATCTCTATTTGCAAAGTAACGTGTACTTCCCGAGTCTTTTTTAAACCATTCGGATTCTACAGCTCTTGCTATTTCTAATCCGTATTGATTGCTAGCCTTTTCAGCATCAGATACTGCTTGGCTGGGGAAAATACCTCTTGTTAGTACTTTACTCATTTATTCTATTATTTTTGAAAAATTGCCTTTATTATCATATTTAGCAAAACTAAAATTTACTTTATTTTTTAATTGTATATTTGGTTTAGGCGCATATAAATTTTTATTACATGCCATAATTGCTAAACCAGAACTTATTGCTGCATCAAACTTTGTTCTTTTATTTATATCAAACTTAGCCCAATCATTTAAAGTTTCGTTAAAATATAAATCTCCATATTCACCATTAGCATTTATTCCCACGTAAGAATTAATATAACTTTCAATTGCGGCTGCGTGTGCTTGCCTTATATCTTCACTCGAGTTTGGTATACCGCCTATTTCTTTTTCAGCTGCTGATAACTTATTCCAAGTCTTATCTGGTCGGTTCATTGAATAACCTCTATAACCTCTTCGCTTTAAATAAT